TGCTAGTGTGTGATCACATTAATGGTGAAGATAGCATATCTTTGCCCAGTATCGCAGGGTTGATACGTAAATACTCACCTGACCTTACCGTTATAGATGGGGTATACTTAGTATCCACATCAGATTCACGAAAGGCGGCATGGGAACAAAGCCATAGCTTATTCTACGGGCTAAAGAATTTTGCGTTATCGCAGAATAATGCTATAATGGTTTCAACACAGGCTACAAGGGATGCGTCAAACATGTTTGCGCCCCCCAGAGCAGATCAGGTCGCATTTGGTGATGCCCTTATCCGAGCTTCTGATGTTGCCCTGTCAATGTGCATGGTAGAAGACGTTGACAGTCAAAGGGAAATACAATTTCAGAAGTATAGGGATGGGGATTTGCCGGTTGATAACTGCACCTTTACTTGGAATGTGGATAGTGGACAAGTCGAAGAGTTTGATATAGGACTATAGGAGGTCTATAATGGGATTACTTGGTTGGTTTAAAGATGATGAGGACAGCATAGTTGTAAAAACTGGGCGTAGTAAAGGGCCGGGGAAACCTTTGGTCTCTATTACAGTCGGAGATATCCGTAACGGGTCTGTCTCTGACTCCAGTGGGTACGAAAATGAAGTTGTTCTATTCGTTAGAGCAAACAAAGCAGACCGTAAAGCGAAGGCGTAATGTTTGATTGGGCATCGGTGTTATTAGAAGCAGGTATTTCGGTACCTGCTGGTGAAGAACAGTTCAATATTCTTTGCCCGTTTCACTATGACCAGCATACTTCATGCTCCATAAACACTAGTAAAGGTGTATGGATTTGTTTTCGGGGGTGTGGGCAGGGTAGCCTAAGAGGTTTCGTTCAAGAGTACTTGAATCTTTCTTCGGGGCAGCTATCTCAGTTCTTAGGAGATCATAGTGTATCAGTTGGTACAGATTTCTTCGATGAAATTGAGGTAGAACCCACCCACCTACCGGAAGTGGACTTCCCGTTCAACCAAAAGTTTGTACCTGATTGGATTTTCAGCAGGGGTTTCGATAAACAAACGTTGAAGAAATGGGGTGCTGGGATAACGGCGGAGAATGGGTTAGCGATACCCATTAAGGATTTAAATAACGTTGATGTAGGTTGGGTAATACGTCGTGAGAGCGGGTTTCCAAAATACCTGTACCCACGAAACTTTAAGAAATCTAGAGTTTTATTCGGCGGTGGTCTAATAAAGCCTTCAAAATTACTATGTATTGTTGAAGGGCCGCTTGACGCAATGTGGTTAAATCAGTTAGGATATAGCGCAGTGGCTATTTTAGGCATGTCTATATCGAAAAAGCAGGTAGAGTTGGTACAAGAGTTGCCGGTGGATGAGGTGGTATTATGTCTTGATAATGATGAGGCTGGGCAGATAGGTAAGGAGAAAGCCTTGACATATCTGGGGCAGTCAGTTAGAATAGCATATGTTGATATTCCTTTGCAATATAAGGATGTTCAAGATATTCGAGATAAACAAGTGATTGATAAAATAATCCAAGACCGGGAATACTGGTAGGAGGATAAGCATGAGTGGGATAAAGGCTATACAGGAGCGAGCAAGTTCAACAGCTTCAGAGCGATCTAATTCAGGGGGTCTCCGGAAAGAAATGTGGTTGCGAGATGGTGACCAAGCATTTATCATTTCGGTTGCTACCGGAGACGATGATGATCCGTTCTTGGACGAATATTGGATGCATACATTTAGGGATGAGAACACATACAAAAGTGTGATATCTGGGCCAGATGGCCCTCTAGGGGTAGTTCCATCAGATAGTAAGCCTCAACACAGGTTTGCTTTCTGGACATACGTTACAGAAGTATTCCATCCCGAGCGTAAGATAGATTCGTGGGAAGCGATTACAGGCCCATCGGGTAAGACAGTATACAAAGAGGTCGTCAACGACTTCCGTATATTACCTCTAACCTTCGGTCGTGGTAACTACATCTGGAATCAGTTGGTAGACGTTTACAATGACTGGGGCCATTTGGGCAAAGGTGTTGTGAGGGTTCGGCGTACAGGTGCAGGATTGGATACTACCTATACGATAACTGCAACCACTAAGGAAGATGAGATACCTGAAGCTAGGTACAACACTATTGGAGACCTTCAATCTGTAAAGGATTACATGATGGAAACGTATAGTGAGTCCAGTACCCCGTCAGCAGAAGCTGCTACGGGTATACCTGAGACAGCTAAGGCGTTAGCTTCAGATGACGACGATGAAGAACTGCCCTTCTAGTGTTAGTGCTAACCGGGCAACAATTCGATTCGGCTGTTGCTACCCTCGGTAATTACGAGGATTGGGCGGTAGATTGTGAAACAAATGGTCTGGACGCATACTCTCGGCACCAATTATGTGGGGTTGGGGTGGCGGTTCCAGACCATACGTTTTATTTTCCGTTCAGGCACCAAAGTTTAGGGGGTAACCTCGACCCGAAGTACCTATCTCCTCTTTTTGACGAGTTAAACAAGGTAAAACGTGTTATAGCATACAATTTGAAGTTCGATGTACCCTTTTTGGAGCAGGAGGGGTTCCGTGTGGACGGCAAGCAGCTAATTGATGTGATTGTGATGGCTAGGTTGACTGAATCGAGCATTGTAAACGGTTTATCCCTAACGGAGACCATTTCTAGGCGTTTTGGCCCCAATAATGCCGCTTATGACAAAGAAACTAAGCAAACATTGGTGAAGAACAAGTGGAATCGGGATTTTTCCATGTGCCCAACCGAAATTTTGGGGCCTTACTGCGAAAAGGACGCTTACTGGACACTAAAGTTGTATGAAGACTCGTTGGAGAAGATAAAGAAGAGTAATCAAGAGGGTGTGTGGCAGATGCAGGTAGATTTAACAAAAGTTTTGTTAAATATGGAGCGTGAAGGCATGCGGATAGACCAGAAGTACGCTTTATCGACATTGGATAAGCTTAGCACCCGTAGTGCAGACATCCAACATCGTATAGAAACTCTTGCGGGGCAGGTATTTAATATATCCAGTCCCCAACAAGTCGGTTCGTACTTTAATTCAGTGGGTATACATTCTCCTATGAAAACTGCATCAGGAGCAGAGGCTTGGAATGAGGGGGCGTTAGTCCAGATAAATCACCCTGTAGCGGGCCTAATACGGCAGCACAGGACGTTGGCGAAGTTAAAGTCCACATACATCGAACCGTACCTTGAAACGCCTGTGATGCATACCACCTTTGCTAACTGGGGAACTGTTACGGGGCGGTTAGCCTCACGCAGTCCTAACCTTCAAAACATCCCACGTAACCATTATAAACTTTATGATGTCGATTTTACACCAGAGGAACTCCTAGATGTCAGGGAACGGGTGGGGGCGACTATAGCTTCCAAGGGTGGTAATGCTTTAGATAGTAAGAAACTAAGTGATGAAGTTATCAAGTCGTGGGGGTTTATAGGCGATGAATCTCTTGACAAGTCGAACCCCGGACAAGTTTCTATTCGTAGGTTGTTTATCCCGAGAGACAATCATTACTTAGTGTCTTACGATTACTCTCAAATGGAAGTTAGGATGTTTATGTATTACATAAATAACCCAGCTATGTTAGAACTTATGAGACGGGGGGATGTAGATTTTCACGGAGAAGCTGCAAAGCTGGCTTTCAAAGTAGGAGAAGATAGCCCGGACTTTAAATTCTACAGGCAACTCGCTAAGACGATTACGTTCGGAGTGATCTATGGGATTGGTAAAGATAAGTTAGCCCAACAGTTGAAGACTACCCCTAAGGAAGCGGCGAGATATAAGAAAGAATACTTTGCAAACATATCAGGGTCAAAGAAATTCTTTGATACCGTGGTTAGAATGATCGAACGCCGTGGGTGGGTTCAAAATAAGTTTGGCAGGATTTACAAAGTACCCTCAGACAAGGGGTACAAAGCTGTCAACTATCTCATACAGGGAACCAGTGCTGACTTACTAAGTGAGCGTATGATTGTAGTTTCGAAATATTTAGAGGATAAGAAAAGCACTATGTTGTTACAGGTACACGATGAGATTATTTGTGAGATACACAAAGATGAGGCGTATGAGGTTGTTCCCGCAATTAAAGAATTGTTAGAGATAAATTCATTAAATATACCTTTGCAAGTAGATGTGGAAGTATGTGAGCCTTCTTGGGCAACTAAGAAGGATTTTGTATTGACGGAGACACCTAAACCTGATACAATTAGTAGTTACATAGATTGGGATTAAGG